CCCCGGTCATGCTTTTTTAGGAAAAACCGGAGAGGCGACAACTATCCTGACACCGGGGGGGACTGGGTGGCCGGATGGCGTGGAATGCGCACTCAACGATGGGCTCTCCTCTGAAAAGAGCCATGCCGACGACTAACCAAAGCACCATATCTGAGGGCAGGCGCCGACGTCGGACCGTGGCCTTTTCGGCCAAAGTGGCGGCAGTGCTAATCCATTCTTGGGGAATATGATCGGTGAATACGTCGAGGCGTGAGAGCGGCTGCTCGGCAAAGTCCAGAACAGCGCCTAAATCTTGAGCGACAGACATAAAAAATCCGGAATCCATAATCAGATTCCGGATTTTCCTGCTGGCCGAGGATTAGTCAACAATCCTTAAGTGAACAGCATTGCGGCGCTGGGCCGGGCTTTACCTACGCTATCTCAGCGGAGGCGGGAATGCCCTCCTTGATGAGGCTCACCATCCTTGCTCGATCTTCTTCTGCGCTTATAACGCGAACCTCTGGAAATGCACTCAACTCAGTCGAAACCTCTTTATAAGCCTTAAACAGCTTCGGCTTGCCAGGGATTGGAGGGCCTGCGACAAACAAAGTATCAGGCGGCAATTGGCCCTTTGCACTCAAACGTCGCACTCTTGATATCCATGCGTCACCGTGCTCATAAATTTTTCCGGATTCTTCGTGTCCGAGATGCAATGGTTTGATTGCCTGCACAGGCTTGCCGCCTTGGATGAGTACAAAGGGAAATTTAACTGGATAATCCACTGAGCCCAGCTTTCGGTCCACGTAATGTTGTTTCAGATTAACGTCAGCCAAAAGCCTGCCTAACTGCTTCTCGAGAGCTGCTTCTTGATATTCTTTTGTTGCAAAGCTGTGCTTCACATAGTGATCAAATAAAGCTTTCAGTGCTTGGTCTGAAGTTGCCGCAACCACTGATCCCGGCTCACTGAATCGCATCATCGTTTCCCGTGGGTGCACCAGGTGACTGAACGTTGCCGCGAGAGCCTTGCGATCAGACCTGTGATTTGTGAAAAATCCACTGAGCCTGGCAAGCTCAGCGTGCACCTCCTTCCGCGCCCTGATAAAAATCTTTGCGTCAAGGCTTGGGAAAAATGTCGTTACGCGCTGGCGCTTTGCCTCTACAGCGAAACGAAAATCACCATTATTCGCAAATAGAACTATCCCAATATTTACAAACTCACCCGTCTCTGGGTAAGGGAGAAACCTCAAAATCGAGTAGTTACATATGATTCTCATAGGGCCCCCCAGAATCGCTCTTCCTTGAACATCTGCAGAATTTCTAGCCGACTTGCTAGCGTTGGCTCTGTCAGGTCGATGAGGTCTGCATCCCTATAGAGCCAGTCATCCGTCAAAAAGGCGATGATGGTATCCCAGTTCGACAGTGCCTTGCTTAAGATCTCAGTGTATTCCTGACGAACGAGGTAGTCCCTAAAATCTTTGCGACAATCGCAAAATACGTGCTCTTCAAGAAATTCCTTTGAATTGAATGAGTTATGAAAGGCCATATTGTGATCTATGACAGCCAGCTCGCCACGGCTGTCCAAAATTAGGTTTACGTTCCCACCCATTGGTCCGAGAATTCGGTCACCGTTTTGTACCCACCAATCAAAAAGCAGAACCTTCCTCATGAGCTCCCTTGGGGTGGATTTCAGATGAGCTATGTTGAAATCTACAGCGCTTTCGACCGCTTGCGATGCAAAAGCCAATCCTCCTTCTAGATCTGACACGTTCGGAACCACGCTGAAGTCGATCAGGTCCTGTGGTACGACCATCTTTTTCCATGGCGGAATGGGCAGGCCGAGAAATTTGCCTAGTTCTGCGCTGAGCAGTTCGGATATGAGCGCCGGACCACCTGATTTGGAAACGCCTTTTACAAAGTATGTTTCCCCATCGTCTGCACGAATAATGAAGGGCTTGATGGATATTCCCTGATGGCTTTGGCGAACAATTTCTACAGCTGTTACTAAGTCCGACATAGCCGCACTGTCCCTGAGCTAAATTTAAAAGCGAAACCTTCTCAGCCTTGCGGCTGTGCTTGCTTTCGGATAATGATCCCCGCTTTGACTTCATCCACATACCCAGCCAGCTTGTCCTCGCCAGCATGGAACACCGTGATCATCTTGAATATGGCTTGTGCATCAGCCTCTTTGCCCATCAGGCTCAATCGTTCCGCGATTCGCATCAGCTCAACGGCTGACCATTTTAAGTCGGAAGCGAGGCCCTGCAGGTAGCGTGCGAGTTGTTGATTCGGCTTCGTCAATGCCAATGACTGGTACTCCTACAAATCCCCGCCGCGCCAGATGACCCGGCCGACGATCTGGTGCTCGTTTGACTCGCTACGCAGATAAAACCTATCTGGGTACTTCGCCTTATCGGTATTGTCGCTACGCAATATCCATTGCTGGAGCGGGGCGCGAACCAGGCGCTTAACCACGGTCCCGTCTACACCGCTCTCAATCACAAATACGCCGTTCTCGACCGGCTCGACCTGAGAACTGTCGACTAGAAGCACATCTTGGTCGTTGATCGCTGGCCACATGCTTTCACCGTCTGCGTAGATGACTCGCAGATTTCTAGGCTGCAATCCCTTCGAGGCAAGCCACTCTTTTTTGAATGCCAGAGTGCTGCGGATCTCAACGTGCGGGTTGTCGTGCCCAGCGCCAGCGGCCGCCATCGCGGTGTACTGAGGAATAAAAGCGTAATTTTCATCCCCTTCATCCCGTTGAATGAAAGACTCCCGGCTCTCAGTCTTGCCCGGCGCGGTCGAATTTGTTTTCCGCGTGATGCCTCGCCCAAGCGTGGGGCTTACATCCTCGGGCTCAAAATCAAGAACCTCCGAGAGCTTAATCAGGGCTTCAAGGTTTAAGGCCAGCTTCCCCCCAAGGTACTGACTCACAGCGCTTTGCCCTGAATTCCAGCCGCACAAAGCACCCACCTCGGCTTGATTAAGGGGAGGTCGCCTGCCTTCAGCCTTGGACTTTGCAACTGCTCGCCGGTACGCGCCTTTAAGGCGTGCGGCATCGGCCAGCTGTTCTGCAGAGAGTGGTGTTCGGATCGGTTTCGTCATGCGCGTGATTAAGTAGCAGCGCTGTTACTTATGCAAACAGCACTGCTAATCCTTTCCTTGTTTTTTATAAAGCAGCAGTGCTAATATTATTTCAAGCCCAACAGAGACACGCCGATGAAGACCGTAACCCTTGGGGAGTACCTGGCAACTCATGGCACCCAGAGTGACCTCGCCAAGGCTCTGGACATTCAGCAGAGCGCCGTATCCCAAATGCATAGATCTGGGCGAAATATCAATATCACACTGATGGATGACGGTTCGCTTTCGGCCTATGAAATCAAGCCAATCCCAGCAAGAAATCAGCCGCTTTAACCCATTTATCAACCGCGCACGTTAGTGGCGTGATTGGAATTATCCGCTCAGGCGGGAAGTGGTTTCATCCGGCGGTCTACCACGCCACGGCTGCCGCTGGGTTTTTGAGCCTGCAGACTCTTCCTCGCGAACTGGGCGTGACCCGGTTCGAGCAAAAGTATCTCGAGCAATGCCGGAAGATCTGGCATGGCGAAGAGTTACCGCCTGTGCCGGTCGCACAGCTTGCAGCACCGGGCAAATCCATCACCCCGGAGGTGGGAAACCAAGCGCTGGCCGATCTTCGCGCCAGGCGCAGCGGGGAAACGCAATGAGCGTTAGACGTCTGGCCATTCCTGAAATCGAAACCTATCGGTACGCGGTGTTCTGCTGCTCATTCAAGGTTGACCTGAGTTCGACACCTGACCATGCGTTGGCCTTGTTCGTTGACGTGGCTATGGCCAGGCGCTACGGGGCCTGGATGTGGCCTAACACCTTTGAAGTCGTTGACGTGGTCACGGGACAGCCGATATGCGCATGACCTCGAAGAAACTCAGAGCCTCGGCCAAAGGCCAGGACTGCACAGTACGAATCCCAGCGATCTGCAACTACAACCCGGAAACGACCGTGCTTGCGCATTTGCCAGGTGCGCTTGCCTTTGCCCGGCCTATCTGGTCACGCTGAAAAGTATGGTAGGCCACCTGTTCGTTGTGTGTCGCTATATCAACTTCAGTACCGGGCTGCGTAGCATGCCTGAAGGCTAGCTTGATAGCCCTTCAAGACCTCCTGCGCATTCGCTGTCTCGTAAGACGACGGATTTATAGACGCAGTGACCGTAAGTGCTTGGTAACGGACCTGCTCAGCCAATGGACTGCAGCGATCATGCTTCAACTCCTGAAGCTTGGAGTTTGAAGCTTCCAACTGCGCTCGCAAAGTCTCGTAGGATTTACGCATTTCATCCATTGTCTTTTCAGTCTTGTCCCTGTCTTTGTTCAACTCATCGTTGCGAGCGGTAAGGCTAGATATCGCGGTCTCTTGCCTCCCATAGTTCACTGCAACTGTCAGCACGCTAGTTGCCACCGTAAGTAGAAGAGAGCCGACAGCGACTGATAGCCAGCTTGGGCGGTTGAGTGGAGGCATGAGCTCGATCCTTGATGAAATCCGTGAAAAAGCAGGTTCTATGTCGAATTGTACAGGTTGCGCCGCACGGCGCGAGTGGATCAAAAAGTGGAGCAAGGTGGCATATGAACGAGCACAGCAACTCTTTACTCAGCCAGATCCTGGCCGAGCAGGTGAGGCAGACAGAGCTGCTGCAGAGCCAGACCAGCCTGCTAAAGCTGATGGTGGACCAGCAACTGATATTGATCCAGGAGCTGGCAGCCAGTGAGCAGTGCGATCCAGACGCCGAGCCGACCACCTACATGGACGGTACTTTGATCATTGGCCGCAGCTGATGGGATTGAAAGCTATCAAGCCCAGGCTCAAAGAGGTAGAGGGTCGGCAGCTCAAGGCAATCAACCCCGAGTCATGGCGATCGGGCAAGACAACAGCGGCGCAGCGGGGATACGGATACAAATGTGCGGATTCCACGGTCATCCGGCCACCCATTCCATGAACATCCGGCCACTGATTCCACGA